CCCTGCCCTCTGCCCGTTCGTGGGTGGGGGGCAGTCCTATGCGTTCGTGGATCAGCAGTGCCCCCGGTGTGGGGGTTGCCCCCCCGTGCCCCCGTATCCTAATTCCATGGGTCCCTGGCAGGCTACAAATACTTGCTTTCGACCTGTATATATTGTGCTATAATAAAAAATAAAAAACCACCGATATCAAAATTTTTTTCTTAAAAATTTTTCAAGTAAAAGGTCAAAGAAAATTATGAATTATCCAGAAGGAACAATTAGAACAAATAAAAAGGGTCTTCAATATATAAAAAAGAATGGGATATGGGTTTATATAAAAAAACCGAGAGAGGAGTGGAATGTGCCTGTTGCAGTTCCAAAACAAAAAGTAGTTTATAATTATCCCCCCGTAAAAATATCTGAGGGGATGAAAGAAACTGAATATCCCGGATATTATATCACCGAGGATGGGAGAGCATATCGCAGACCTGGAAAATATGATAGGACTGGAAAATATGGGAAACCAGATGAAAATGGGTTAATATATCTTAAACCAGGATTCAGAGGTTATCCAGGTCGTCCAGAGCATCAATATGAATGCATCAATATTTCAATACGAGATGAAAATGGAAAATTTCTGAAACAAATCAAAAAAAGTATTCATCAATTAGTTGCAGAAGTATTTGTTCCTAATCCTGGGGGGCATAATGAGATATTGCATATTGATGAGAATAATAGGAATAATCATTATAAAAATTTAAAATGGGGAACACATGAAGAAAACATGAAGATGGTTGGTTTGCCAGAAGGTACAATTAAAGAGCATATGCACGGCAATTCCCAAAACCCAACAAGGTATATCAAGAAAGATGGTGAGTGGATTTTAATTCCGAATAATAGACCTCCTTGGAATAAAGGATTGAAAGGAAGTTCTTGGAACACATTACCCGATGGAACTATTAGTATCCGTGCTGATGGTACTACATGGATAAAGGAAAATGGTAAATGGGTTTACCAAAAAAAATTTTTCACTATATAATTCTGAAAAAGGTAAATTATAATACTTAAAATGAAAAAAAATTCCGGCAAAAATTTTGAATCCCTACAAGTCGATCCAATTACTGGTGAGTATTATATTGTAATACCTGAGTGGATTGTGAATGAACTTTCATGGTATGAGGATAGTGAGATAAACTTTTCCTTAGAGGGAACAGACTTAGTATTAACCGAAAAGGATGAAGATTGACATAGTATAGATAATGATGTATGATACTTAAGTAATCACTTGAAATTATGGCTAAAGGATTTACAGTAAAAGCAAAGACGCCCGATGCGTCTTCAAAAGAACTTGAATGGGACTATGAAAAAGCAAGAGAAATAGTAAGAGGCAAGTCCATTGTCTTTTGTCTTCCTGGTAGAGGAGTTTCTTATGCATACTTAAAGAGTTTTGTACAACTTTGTTTCGACTTGGTACAGTCCGGAGCAAGTATTCAAATCTCGCAAGATTATTCATCAATGGTAAACTTTGCACGATGCAAATGTTTAGGTGCAAATGTACTACGTGGACCTGACCAAATTCCTTGGGATGGAAAGCTTAATTATGATTGGCAACTTTGGATTGACTCGGACATTGTTTTCAATACTGAAAAGTTTTGGCAATTAGTTCTAATGGAAAAGGACATTGCTGCTGGTTGGTATGCCACTGAGGACGGGCACACGACTTCTGTTGCACACTGGTTAGAAGAGGATGACTTCCGCAATAATGGTGGAGTTATGAATCATGAAACAGTTGAAAGTATCTCAAAACGTCGCAAACCATTTACCGTCGATTATACTGGATTTGGTTGGGTACTAATCAAGCACGGTGTATTCGAGAATGCTGAGATGAAGTATCCTTGGTTTGCACCAAAGATGCAAGTCTTTGATTCTGGTGATGTTCAGGATATGTGTGGAGAAGATGTATCATTCTGCCTAGATGCAATTGAAGCAGGTTTTCAAATTTGGTGCGACCCTCGTATCAGAGTTGGTCACGAGAAGACACGAGTGATCTGATTCAATGGCAGAAGCATATAATATTCTTTGTAAGGGGAAAAGAATTTATTCACATCTCACAGAAGAAGAATACTTTAATATAATGGAGGATCTGTCACTAGAATTCTATCAGACAGGTTCTCCAAATCCACAAGATATTGAAACTGAAATTTTGACTACTATTATGGAGAAAACTAATGGCTAAACGTCCTTCACTGACTGGCAAGGTTGTGATTGAAACAAAACCTAAAAAGTCTCGTCAAGGGGCTGGTGCTCATACCAAGTATTCTGCGAGTTCTCGTAACTCGGCTCGTAAAAGATACAGAGGACAAGGTAGATAATGTATCATTTAGATGGGAATGATGAGTGGAAAAATATTCATCAAGACGATCTATGGATTTACAATAAATTATTTTTAAGTCGGGTTTTGGGTTATACTTGTGGTCCTATTGGAGTCACAGTTCCCAAACCCGACTTTTATATTATCCGTCCATCATTCAATTTACTTGGTATGGGACGTTTTGCTCGTGTAGAATACATTTGTAAATCAACAGATAGATTTCATCCATCAGAATTTTGGTGTGAAATCTTTGATGGAGAACATTTAAGTGTTGATTTTAAAAATGAAGAATCAGAATTAGTAGTTAGAGGAGAAAAAGAAAGTGAAGATCCTCTTTATAAATGGAGAAAATGGGAAAAAATAGATCAAAAAATTAAATTTCCCTCAATTTTATCAAAATTAAAAGGAAATTATGAATGGATCAACTGCGAATTTATTGATGGGAAATTAATCGAGGTTCATTTTCGTCAAAATCCTGACTTTAGATATAAAAATACTATAGCAATTCCAGTTTGGAAGGATGAAAATTTCAATGAATATAAAGATTTTAAGTTTGTTGAAGATATTGACCATTATAGGAGAGGTTTTTTTGTCAAATAAATATTTTTTTACTTAAAATAGTGAATTGGAAAGGTTTTCAATGGGCAGGCACCTATTATTAGAGGTGTATGATGTTAAATACGATCTCATTAATAATGCACTGGCAATTGAAGATGTAATGGTGAATGGTATTAAACGTGCCGGGATGACCATCCTAAACGTCTTTCAGCACTGCTTTATACCTCAGGGGTGTACAATAGTCATAGCACTCTCTGAGAGTCATGTGTCTTGCCATACGTGGCCAGAAGAAGGTTGTCTGGCAATAGATGTTTATACTTGTGGTGAAGGAAATCCAAAATTAATTGCAATTGAGTTGTTAAAATATTTAAATTCTGATAATTATTCTCTTCGGGAAGTAAATCGTTAAATAGAACTAGGAGATAGCAACCTCCTTCATAAAAGTTCTGTTTTATTCACTAAAACAGGATCTAAAATGTTATTCGAATCCGGAAATTCTCAAAAAAGAATACTTCAAGAAGTTATGCACGATTATGCACCAAAACATAATCTCAAAAAACAAACTGAATTGCATGAAAAAATTCGTAATGATGAAGACTATGATGATTGGCAATATGGAACAGAACCAAACTATGGTTCTTCGTGGAAGTAGATATAAATAAATAAAAAAACTTTATTAGATGGCAATTCAAAGGATATCCAGATCATTTAAAGATATCAGTTTATCCTTTGAACCACATCCTGTGACAAAGGATCTACCAATATTGAAAAATGAGAATGCAATTCGCAGATCTGTAAGAAATATTGTAGAAACTATTCCAACTGAAAGATTCTTTAATTCATTATTAGGATCTGATATTGAGAAAAGTTTATTTGAATTTGTTGATTTTGGTACTGCATCAGTCATTCAGAATCAAATTGAAATCTCAATTAATAACTTTGAACCAAGAGTTAATAATGTTGTAGTCGAAGTAGATCCTCAACCAGATAATAATTCATTTAATGTCAATGTAATTTTTGATATTATCGGACAAGAGTTTCCAACTCAAGAATATTCATTCCTATTAGAGGCAACAAGATAAAATGCCTTTTACTAAATTTACAAATCTAGATTTTGATCAGATAAAGACTTCCATTAAAGATTATCTCCGTGCTAACTCTACATTCACGGATTTTGACTTTGAGGGGTCCAATTTTTCAGTATTAATCGATACGTTAGCATATAACACATATATTACTGCATTCAACTCAAATATGATTGTGAACGAATCCTTCTTGGATTCTGCAACTCTCCGTGAAAATGTAGTTTCATTAGCAAGAAATATTGGATATGTACCCCGTTCCAGAACGGCAGCAAAGGCACAGATATCTTTTGACACATCAATTGATGCAGATACTCCATTAGTGACCTTACAGGCAGGTCTGGTGTGTGTAGGTAGTGTTGATAATACATCATATACATTTTCAATTCCCGATAATATCTCGGTAAACGTTGTTAATAACGTAGCATCTTTTAATAATATTGATGTTTACCAAGGAACATTTTTAACAAAACAATTTGTGGTTGATGGTTCTTTAGATCAAAGATTTATACTTAATAACTCATATATTGATACATCAACAATCTCAGTTTATGTGAAAGGAATTAATGATACTGGACTTGGTGTAGAATATTCTTTAGTTGATAATATTCTTAATGTAGAGTCCACTTCACAAATTTATCTGATACAAGAAGTTCAAGATGAAAAATACGAATTACTCTTTGGTGATGGACTAATTGGACAAAAGTTAGAAAATAATGCAGTAATTACTGTCAATTATATTGTCACTGATGGCAAAGAAGGTAATGGTGCATCTTCATTTGCATTCTCAGGCAGTATTAGAACTGCAAATAATGGATTACCAGATCTTGGAAGTATATCAGTTACAACAAATCAATCATCTCAGAATGGTTCCGATATTGAATCCGTAGATTCAATCAAATATTTTGCCCCAAGAATTTATTCATCACAATATAGGGCAGTAACAGCACGTGACTATGAAGCAATTATTAAAAAGATTTATCCAGAAACTGAATCGGTCGCAGTTGTTGGGGGTGAAGAATTAGATCCTCCAGAGTTTGGAACAGTATCTATTAGTATTAAACCAAAAAATGGAACATATGTTTCCGATTTTTCAAAGTCTAGAATTTTATCACAATTAAAACAATACAGTATTTCTGGAATTAATCAGAAAATAATTGATCTTAAGGTATTGTATGTTGAGATTGATTCCTCAATTTACTATAATTATTCTCAAGTTTCGGCAGTAGAATCATTAAAATCAAAAGTAACAGGTTCATTGACAGAATATTCAAACTCTTTGGATCTTAATAAATTTGGTGGACGATTTAAGTACAGTAAAGTACAACAAATTATTGATAATACCGATACTGCTATAACTTCTAATATTACTAAAGTAAGGATTAGAAGGGATTTGAAAGCAAGTATAAATCAATTTGCTCAATATGAATTATGTTTTGGTAATAAATTTCATATCAATTCCAATGAATATAACATTAAATCCACAGGATTTAAAATTTCAGGTGAAACGGATACAGTATATCTAACTGATGTGCCAAATTCCGATGGTACAACAGGAATTATATCAATAGTAAAACCAATTAGTGATGGAACAGCAAAGGTTATTGTAAAATCTGCAGGAACAGTTGACTATTCAAAAGGGGAAATTAAACTTGGAACAGTTAATATTGTATCAACATCACTAAGTAATGATATTATAGAAATTCAAGCATATCCAGAATCAAATGATGTTGTAGGATTGAAGGATTTATATTTAAATTTTAGTATTTCAGAAAGCACAATAAATATGGTAAGAGACGTAATTGCTTCTGGTGATGAAATATCAGGAACGGTATTTTCTAGAGATTACTATACGTCAAGTTATTCAAACGGGAATTTAACAAGAAAGTAATATG